ACATTCTTCTTGGTTGATGTTTGTTCATCATAAACATGAACAATCTTACGCTCCTTATCTGTAATTCGATCAAAATATTGCTCGGTAACGGTCGATATTCCACTAGTTATTAATTGACGTTGGAATACCGAAATATAAGTATTAGATAAGAATTCGAAATGATAACCATCACCTGCATTTGGAGCTTTTGTATTAAAAAACCATGTTCCATAGTTTATAGATGGTCTTACAGCTTGCTCCTTAATCCAGATTGTTGGCACACCACGCTCAAGCGCTCCATCAGATGAAATAATAAAGTTACTCTTCTTCTCTGTAACTGATGATGCCCAATCAAGTAATGTCCCGATGAACGTTTTTGGGTCCATCCTCATCATCCACCATTTGTTTTTAACATTGTCTAGGGTCTCACTAACCTGAAAATCCGCTTTGGTCGGACCACCGTTAGGGCCAACCCAATATCGTTGCAGGACTTGCTCAATAACCTTTTTAACTGAACCTTCGTACACATCACCGGATGCATCACCAGCATTTAACCAATATGATGGTGGATCAACCGCTACGAACTCAAATCCGCCACCAGTATTAATACCAACTGCATAGATATCAGTCAAATAACCAAGATGCTTGCCGGTCCTCCCTGCGCCAGGCCACTTCAACTCCCAAACCACTCTAGTTGGTTGACGCCTACCTTGATCAAGATACTCATCGGTTCTAACAAACTGTTTCATAATATTCCAATAAGAATCGCGGATTCGTCCACGGACATAGTATCCACCATTTGTAAATGCTTGCCATTCAAATTTTTCGAAGATGAAACCGATGTCTTTATCATCACCGATAGATAAGAATAGTTCAGGATGGGAAGTAACCGGTGTGACCTTGTCCTTGGCCATTTAATATGCCCCAATCAGCCGAACTTATCTGGGCCAGATACGACAAACAACCACCAAAACACTATCTACTAATATTTTTAGGGGAAACCGATCAGAACATCCTTGCAATGGAAGCTGATAAGGTCCCAGACAGAGAAGTAGCTATATTGCGCGCCAACTTAAACGAAGTAAGACAACTTAGTGCTGTTGATTTAGTCGAGTGGATTAAGAAAAACATGCCTATATCATACACAAACGCCTTCCGACGTTTCGAACGGGATAAACTCATAATAAAACAATCATACGGATTGAAATCGCTCAAGAAGACGCAATAGAGAATTTAAATTTAAACGCCTAGTATTCTTCTCGATATATTTCCTAGCTGTGCCAATGCCGTGCTTCTGATCCATGTCATTCCAATCAAGATCGTCAGGTGGCAAACAATAAGCCAAATTAAATTGGTCTTTCAAAGCATAATAATTCAATTTTAACGACACAACACCAGCCTCGTCCATATCTGGCGCTAGAATAATATCCTTCGGAGATAGCATATTTAACTTACGAATCTGTTTAGCGTCTTCAGGAATCTTGGCACCACCAGTCGCAACACAATTGTCACCAATACTAAGACAATTGAATATAGATTCTACGACAATAACATAATCGGCTGGCTGCTCTACATTATCGAAATTATATAAAAAATCAGTCTTGGCAAGGCCAGTTTTAGCTTCATCAGGGAACTCAAACCGCTTATCTAATACTTCACGCATTTGCCAATATACTAAGGCACCATATTCGATATATGGGAAGACAATCGCAACTGGCGTATAATATAGCTGATGTTCAATAACTACTGATTCTGCAATGGCTCTGTTGTTCAAGTAGTTAATAGCAATCTGTCTCAATCTCGAATCATCTTTTTTAGATAGTAGAACGCTTAATGGTGGTAATTCAACTTCAGATTCGTCTTCAGCTTCTTCCTCTTTCGACTCTGATCTTAGGCGATCAATTTTTATTTTGTGCATTAAATCGCGTAGATTTTTAGCAGACGCGCCAGTCAATTCAGCAAGCGCTTCAAAATAACTTATTCTCTTATATTTCTTAATGAAACTAATAAGCGACCCATTATATTGTTGATGATTTACTCTAAAATCGTTAACCCAATACCCATATATTGGCTTATTATTCTTATCATACTTATTCTTTAATAATTTATATTCGGTACTAATTCGCAGATTGTGCTTAGTATCACCATCTGGATTATTAATTAAAAGCTCACGCCCATTCTTTTTACGTTTATACTCAAAATGTCTGGCCACCCAGGTTTCTATTTGTTCTGGTTGTAATTTAATCATCTTAGCTGCATCTTAGTTGCATCTTAGCTGCATTTACTATGGGCACAATCAAGGCATGTAAAACACATGCCTTCGTACTTAATACTTCTACCACCACATTTCGGGCATTTGAATTTACCCTCCATATCCTCTTTCTTAACATATGATGATAAAGCGCGTGCAATTGCTCTACCAAATGACGTAAGCGGATCTTTGGACTTAAACGTCTGATCAACCAGAAACTCAAGTGGTGTGCCATGTCTAAGGGAGGTTGATATTAATCGCGTAATCAGTGATACATCAGAACCTTCATATCGATTCAATTGCCTGACCAATAATGCTCCACTTTCAAAATTATAAATATTGTCACCATCGGGTTTGTCACGGCTAACTTTAACGATTTTACCTTTCATTCCATCGGCCATGCCAGCTTGTTTATGATCAAGCGCGAATACCTCATATGGTCTACCTTGCAGTAAACCAACGAAGATAGTATAAGTCTTCCCATTCGGTTTAATCACGTGTACATTGGCATCAAGCTCCGATGGCCGTTTAGGAGCAGAATGAATAGTTATTTCTTTTGATTCATCTCTTTTCTCAGTCGATACTAAGACGCCTTCACGCGAACCATCCCGATATACTGTAATACCCTTACAACCTTGACGCCATGCTTCCATATAATAATATGCGATCTTCTCTTCAGTCGTATCGGCTGGTAAATTAACCGTATTACTGATGCTTTGATCAATATATTTATTGACTAATGCCTGCATTTTAATCCTATAGTCTGGGCTAATTTGATGTGATGATACAAAGAAGTCGGGCAATTTCTCACCAGTCAATTCAACATATTGTTTAGCAACTGAATGGAATACCTCATGTTCTTCTACCTTCTTAGCTGTACCGAGATTTGTCTTCCTTATGTGTCGCATCATAAACACTGGTTCTATAGCTGACGAACATTGGGCAATGCAACTCAACGATCCGGTTGGGGCTATCGCATGCACTGCTATATTACGAATCCCTGTTTTGTTAATTCGTTCCTTAATATCATTCGGCAAACGCTTAATAAATTCTGATTTCGCATGAATCTCTGAGCTGAAAATTGGAAATGGTCCTTTTTCTTCTGCGAGATTACAAGACGCTGAGTAAGATGCTCGCATAAATGAATTCATTACACGATCGGTTAATGCAAGTGCTTGATCTGAGTCATAACGAATATTCATTTTTAATAACATATCGGCAAAACCCATTACGCCAAGACCGAGACGCCTGCCGTTATCATTGGCTCGCTGTTGGAATGGTAATGGTGCTTTCTCAAGACTTATAATATTGTCTAGGAATCGTACGGCAACATGTGTATCATTTTCAAATGTATCAAAATCAAATTCTGGCTTTTTGAATGGATTAATTACGTATTTTCCTAAATTCATCGATCCGAGATTACAGGAATCTCCATCAGACAAGCTGGTCTCTCCACATGGATTAGTCGTCACACAAGCAAAACCAGGATAATTATGTGCCGGAATCTCTCTACATGTCTTATCCCAAAATAGTAAACCAGGCTCCGCACGCTTCCATGCGTAATGAATTAACTTATTCCATAATTCACGCGCCTTGATCGTCTTATAAACTTTCCCATCCCAACGTAAATCAAAATCCTTATTATCATTAACTGCCCGCATAAATTCATCTGTAATCTTGACAGAAACGTTCGCATAACGAACAAGATCAAGATCATCACCACCTTTTATACTAATAAAGTCTTCAACATCTGGATGGCTTACATCGATACTAATCAGTAGTGCTCCGATCCTTGCTTTTTGTCCAATCATGCCCGTAATATGACTATAGAAATCCATAAATGATACTGCACCTGTTGATTCTCTAGCAGCATTATGCACCACACTCCCTCTAGGTCGCAGTGCTGATATATCGATGCCGCATCCACCACCAGCTTTATAAGTCTCTGCCATTTCATATGCTGTTTGGAAAATTCCTTTAATCGAATCTTCCCTAACCGCAATAACATAACAATTCTTAAGCGTAACATTTACATATGGATTACCTAGACCATACAATACACGCCCTGCTGGCACAAATTTGAAATCATCCAAGGTGTGTCTAAATTGTTCTACTAATTCAGGTTGTTTATCTGGTGCTTCTGCCGTTGCGATTGCTGTTGCTAATCTATCCCACATTTGGGCCGGTGTTGATTCATAATAAATTCCATTATTACAGAGAAAGTATTTATCAACCAACACTTTAGCTGCTAATTCGTCTTTAACCGCTTTAATGCAATTATCGTATGCTTCTTGTCTTGTTAGTGGCTTCGTAGTATTAGATGTCTTTGGTGCATGTTCCGCAATTAATTGAAGCGTGCTCACTTTTTCTACTCCTGAAATAAATCATTGCCCATGAATGTTCGCAGTTCAGCTGCGATCTCTTTGTCCATGATGAGTCTAATCTTAAGCTTTAGTAGCTCTCGTGGGGCTGGTAATAATGTTAACTCGTGCGTTTGCAATTCAACCAGCGCTCTTCTGCATGCTTTAGACACGGCTATGTATCCAAGTGTAATGTAACCGGCCTTATGCCAGCTCACAATATTTGCATAAGCACGTGCACTCGATCTCTGGCTTAAGAGCTGCGTAACAGATCGATCTGGACATTGTTTCTGTTGTTTTCTGATGAAATCATATGACTTTCTTATTTCTGTAATCAGATTGTCTTCACTTCGGGCGTCACGTTCGAATTTAGCGTAACAGACATCAAAAAGATTTTTTTGATCTAAAACAGCAATGCCGCGATGAAGCAAATCATGTTGTTTAGCATGTGCAACTACTGCATCAACAATACGAGGCAATATCTCATCACCAAGTTCTAACTCATCAACTTTCTCTAGAAAATTAACCAAATAACGCCAAGAATATGTTTTGGTCGGATCGGTCTTCTTTGGGAACGAAATCATTTTACCGTGTCGCTGCATCGCTTGCCTAAATAACTGATATAGTTCAAAGACTCGATCGGTTTGGTCAATTTTAGTCATTTCCACTTACCACACCGTATATAAGATCGTTAACAATCAAATACCAGGAGCAAACGATGCCTGACACAACACCACCTGACACAACACCAATCACTCAACCTGAAAATTTGCATCCAAGTATGATCGATCTGAAGTCGATCAAGACTGAAGAAGAAATGAAAAAAGCACAAGAAACAATTGATAATTGGACTGAGAATATTCTTAAAAATCTGCGCCAATTATTAGAGGCACAACACGTAAAGACATTCTCATTTGGATTCATACAAGAAGGCACTAAAATGCCATTGGTAGTAGCCGGTGGCAATAAATATGATGCGGCACGATGCGCAGCAGCAACCTTACGCATAATGAAAGAACAAATCGACAAGGATTTGATCGCATGATTAAGTTCCTACTGGAAGGTATTTTGGACGCCAGAGAGCTTTAAGAAACTTTCTTGACAGCTATCGAACCTATTCCATCAGGGCTAGGCTCAAGAACATAATCACCAAAATGAGAACCATATTGACTTGATTTCAAAGCCTCCAATGCTCCACAGAAAATTGCACGAATTTCAGCGTCGGCTGCTAATGTAGCTCTAAGATCCAACATCCATCGCCACATAGCGACTGGTGCGGTAAAAAACATCTCTGTATATAAAGCATTGCCTAAGATACCACGAGCAGCACCACGTGCTTGTTTCCTAGCATTAAACTTATCAATATTACGACTAATTAACCATCCCTCAAGTCTCTCCACCACCTTCTTATAAGCCTCCTTACAACCGTGACTGGTATCATGTAATAGACATTCTAACTCATTTGGCAGTTCTTTGTCACTAACTATTTTATTATGCGTCTCTATTAATGGATGCCAAACCCATATACTCTCTGATTCATCACAATATCGCGTACTCCGTTGCGAAATATTAAACCTATGCCTAACCATTTCGTGGCTAAAGCCGCGAGATCCAGCCATAAACAATGTAACGTGCTTCTCCATCATATGTTCTGGCTGTGTTAATTCCCAAGACAAACTAGGTCTATCACCATTAAAATTACGGAAGATAATAGGAGCCAATTGTTTAGATGCGTGAAATAAAATTAACTTGATCTGTTCGCATAATGGATTGTCATATAAGTCAGTTGGTAGCACACTTGACCATTTATCGAAATCAAGCACATTTCTAAAATTAACTGTAATTCTCAGGTCTGTGTTGTCTTCACTGGGTCTAACCGGTTCGACAAAAACTCCAGGTCGATTCATTAATATATGACTAGCATGGTACTGGTCACTTAGTTTTTCAAAATGAACTAATACCGTAAAATAAGCATGTTCAACTGTACTAAGATGATTAACCTCAAGAATATGCTTATGATATTCTTCACTTGAGCGCCCAGATCCTAGCGAATCATAACACACTCGACCCGCTAATTCACATAACTTCTCTCTATGGGTCCCTTGTAATTGTTGCTTATTTATTATTTTGGCCCTGTCTTTCGGCATCATTTCATCTGGAATAATCGGGCTGGTATCGCTCTCATCCCATATTAATTTGGCAATCATGTTCTTCACTATTGTTTCTCCTGTATGTCATTACGTGTATCGGGCAACATCTTTATTTAGAAGTATAACCATATTTAGTAGCGAATCGTTTATGAGAATAAGCAAGCCTAATTTGCATTGAATCTTTAGCTAACTTAGACTCTAATTGTTTATTTCTCTCATGATGCTGTTTCCACCCAATCGTCCTGCCATGATACATATGAAGAAGATCAATAAATCTATGATTATGAAACTTACATCCGACTGATAATCTAGAAAAGAATTCCGTATCTTCATTACCATATCCCATAAAACTCTCATTAAAACCGCCAATATTTATATAGATATTATGTCGGCAAGCTAATGAACCACCCTCAAAATATCGGACACTTCTCTCTGTGCATAGGCCAGAAACAAGACTATTTTGTTTAATAACATTTTCCGTTGTCTTCTCATCTAGATAGATTACACTTCTACCAATATGTAATCCTTCATAAGTGTCTAATAGTTCAGAGACTACTTCTGTATAATCATCTTGAATCAATATATCAGCATCATGAAGGATTATCTTATTGGTCTTCACCTCTACAAAACCCTTATTAAAGGCAAGAGCCTTGTTAAAGGGTTGATCATGAATTTCATTCCGTGCAAGGACATATTTTATTGTGGCCAATTCTTTGAACTTTAGACGCCGATCTGAATCTTGTTCGACAATGATGATTTCAATATATGGGTATTTCTGAGCTTTAAGATTTTGTATAATCACACGGATGCTACCGACTCGGTTCTGTTCCCGAAAAGGGACAATAAATGATACTCCTGGTACTTTGGACTTATCAGTTGGTTTAACATAAATGCGACTGCGGTCACGCCGCAGTGCTTCGTATTTCTTTCTAGCCTCCGCAAATAAAACAGACCTAGAATCAACTGCTGATTTATCTGAATGTACTCTGTAGAACTTATCTGATCCAACCACATCATGAAAACCGGACTGTTGTATCCCACTCAATTCAATTCTATGTGACCAATCAACATGCTCCATGCCATAGATGCCAAACGCCTCATCAAAGAAACCGACTTTCTCAAAAGCAGTATGGTCAAATGCAAATACGGCCCCTTGTGGTTTCTCATCAATTGTTCTTATTTTAAGACCATTAATGTCTTTAATAGCTCCGTCTGAATCTTTAGCACCATACACACCCGATTGTCGCATACAAAAATGATGAATTCCAGTATCATGCATTGCTCTAGCATATAATTGTTCCCAATTCTTTTCAAGAATCTCAACATCGTCATTAAGCAAAATCTTATACTGAAAACGCCCAAGACATCTTAAAAGTCGATTTGTATTACCAGCTACACCTAACCGCTCTTTGTTTAATAATACGGCCATATCCTTTATTGAACCCAAATATTCACGCACATTGGATTCTGTTGATTCATCACTAATAATGATAGTAGTCTTGGTCAGATCTGTGTAATCTCTAATTGATTTAACTAATCTTTTAATACAATCTAATCTGTTGAAGCTTAATATACCAATACCAATATCATTTGATATGGAGAAGTTAATACGTTGTGTTAATTCACGCAGATATTTATTTGCTTCTTCAGAACGCATTAATGTTGCGCCTACAGTCGGCCTACGCCGTATTGCTCCATGATGCTTTGTGATTTTAACGGACGCACGTTTGCGCATCTCGGCTAAATAAGCTCGACGCTCCTCGCGTTGTTGAATCTTACGCATAAGTTCTTTGGCTTTAATCTTGGTCATATCGACCTGAGGATTTGAGTCTGGCGGGGTGTGTATAATAGCACCTTCTTTAATGATTTTAAGATATCGTGGAACGTACTTTACAAAATATCTCGGTAATATTTTCCGTTCAGCTTTAGCAAAGTGTACTCGTTTAAATTCTGGCGAAGCCCCAGACAACATAATAATGCGCCCAGAGACATTCAGAAATTCAATTAAATCAGTCATTATTTAATCCAGTAGAATCGACTTCTCTCGCCTGATCTTAACGATCATGAACCGAGTTCACTATTTCAACTAATTTACTTATATCTGGATCAACATCATCATTATTTTCGACAATCACCCGGTGATCACATAACTTACTAAACCTAGGCAAACCATCTGTGAATTTATCAATATATTTCTGTTCAACTTCTGTATCTAGTTTATCCTTAGTCCTCCGTGAACAAACATCTAAATTAGCCTTAACATACACATATGCCACAGAATGCTTGAATCTCTTAGCTAATTTAAAATAAGGCTCCATAACTTCGTAGGTAGCACAACATGTATCATAGACTATAATTTCATTTTTACCTAACTCTTTAATCTTTTCTGCTAATAAATCAAGTGAAACCTCCCAAGCTGCAATATCTTGGTCATGTTGTTCTTCTTTCTTGAGTTTATCGTATGAATCATCTCTAAAGGTCTTCGGACTAATAACCAATAGTTTTAGGCGGACCTTTTCTAATAAGCGAGAAACCACAAATGATTTTCCAGAAGACGGCATTCCAGACATAAATATTACCATAATTGTGAAATACAGCTATTTATAAGCCTTGTTCGGCGTATGGTTTATCAATACTTGTTGTCGCGGCATAGATCTTCTTAGCATTCATCCAACTACGCGTCTTGCTGGTTCGACTATAATCAACGGGCTGCCATACTTTACTAATCTTATTCCGTATCTTATGACCAAACATTCCACCGGCTTCACGGATATTAATGGCAGATAGAATATCATCTTTTAGAATAGTAAGTTTCATTTCCCAACGTATTCCTTTAAATGCATGCGTACATTGGTATTACTTCATCTCCATGTACCATAAATTTGAATGCTGATGGTTTCACAATAAAAGTATTGTTTGAATATTCACCGGTCTTATCTTGTATCTTCTTTAAATTATCTTCTATTAAGTGTATAGGCTTCCCTATCAACTCTTGAGTTGGAATACCAAGTTTTGGCACGAAATCTTGTATCCAACCGGGTCCACAAAATTTGTTAAGCGAGACCCGAATATCAACTAGCTTTAATTCATTATTATTCTCAGAAAAATAATAAATGGCTTGATTTATATTAATATATTTCATTAATGTTGCTAACTTCTGATAATAATTGCTTAAAATATACACAATCATATCTGAATATTGGCCTTTCGTGGTTGGATCTAGGCACTCACCACTAAAACGCGCAAATTGCGTATGCACCTGTTGATTATTTCTATAAATCAATAATGCAAAACCATCTAATGGATATGACTTAACAACATAACAAAATTTATCACGCAATTGCGGCATATCATTAAAATTCAGAATCTTTGGGTATGGCAATAGCTTTGGTAATTGTTCCTTTGGCATTAGAAATACCAAACCCCTTCTTGCTGAATATGATATTCACCACCACGGGATGATTTAATCTTATATAATGGAATACGCACAAGATGCTGTTCTCGTTCAGATTCGGCTATTGTAAATAATAAGCATGGTAAGCCCTCGGTAATAACTGTAACTTCATTATCTAAGATCGAGTTTATGACACCATACCATCGATTTCGCAACCATCCATGCCATATTATAAAATCACCAATTTTTGGTCGCCACGCCGTCATCGGACGATAACGGGCCAATTCCATATTTATTTGGTTTGAAATTCGCGATGGTTTCGACAGTATAATGTCTGACACAATAACCTCCAAATCAATTATCCTTCAACTTTATATAGCTTTTTAGCATATGGATCAAACTCATATACGCCTTCCTCAACATTCCAACGAACTCTTAAGCCATTTCTGATACCGCCCAATCGACGTTTAATTAATAAATCAACATTAAATGTAATACCATCAATATTTAATAAAGAGGCTGAATTCGGTAATTCAGCCTTATCGAGATTATCATAGGTAGCTTTAGCTTTTTCAATCGCCTCTTGATGTCGCTTAACCATATTTATACCATCGATTAACATTCTATATAATGATGCATCATTGCTATAACATTTAATATCATCAGTTCCACTATCACTATCGGCATTCCATGGGAGTTTACAATCAAAGACAACCGGTATGTCCTTAGTCTTATCTGATAAGATCGGCAAAAGAACTCGTCTAATATCATCAAATGTTCGGACTTCAACCGGCTTTGCTGCCTCTTGCAGACGCTCAATGTTATTCATTGTTAACCTCGACTTTATCTGGAAAGTCTTCGATTTGATTTTTACCCACAATCACATACCAAGGAAGTCGCTTAAACCATCTTGAGAACAATTCATGAATTACATTAGAACAACGGTGTAAAATAAAAGTCTTAATTACTACATCAAATAACCATAATGATGTTATACTACCAGGCAATAACCAAGCCACAGGCATTGATGCCCACATTGACATACAATAACCACAACCAACTAATTTACCAAAGAAATTTCGATTTAATTTAATGATATAATTTCTAAATCCGAACAAAATATCTGATGATACTATTATTTCAGTTATTGCTTCTACAAATATCGCTGCTCCCACCCATATAAGTAATACCTGAATCATTGATTAACCCTATATCTGCAATTCTTATTATTACATACCCATGTTATAATCTTGGCGTTATTTTTAACAACCCGCAGACTCGCCATGGGCCAACTACAGCGTGGGCATTTACGCGACAACTGACGCGGCTGAGTGTGCTTTACTGTAATTGCACCAGCTCTGTATTGAACACGCTTCTGGCCACAGCAGCCCATATTTATCCCCTTTTGATTCCATCCTATATTTATTTTAAATACTGATTATGAACATTTATATCTAATATTTATGACATTAATACACAGCGATATTCCAAATCAAAAATAGCCTATGAAAAAGAAAAGCAAATTACAAAAGAAAAAGGATGACATTAATTCATCTTTATGGAGACGCAAAGCTGACAAATTATGGAAAGAACTTGTATCAAACAATTATGCAGGTAGATGTGCGATATGTGGTAGTGCCGACTGGACACAGTCACATCATCTCATACCGCGAGAAATGCGTTCACATCGTCATGTAATAAAAAATGGCATGCTATTATGTGCGACTCACCATCGTTTTAGTTTCGAATTATCGCCACATAAGGCACCAATAGCTTTTATAAAATGGATGACCACACATCATAAAGAAACTTGGGATTGGCTATTAAAGCAGGAGCCAACGCGTCATAACACAATATCATTTAAAGACGTTGCGCAAAAATTGGAGATCGAGTATGCCATGGAAAGACAAAGAGAAAATAAAAGCTTATCAGAAGAAACACAGAATGATGCATCATGATGCATATCTAAAACGCGCATTAATGTATAGGCAAAATAATAAGAATAAAATTAATAAATATCATAAACAACTTAGGTTCGATCTAAAAATCAAAGCATTTGATGCTTATGGGGGCCGTAGATGTTCTTGGTGTGGCGAAACTGATATTATAGTATTAACTATTGACCACATAAACAATAATGGATCTAGACATTTAGACAAAGGAGGATATAGAATACAAGGTTCGCGAATCTATACTTGGTTAAAAGTCAATCATTATCCATCTGGCTTTCAGATATTGTGTATTAATTGTAATTTCGCTAAATCATTCTATGGAGTAATTCCAACAAATAGAAAGAACTTGTGTCGATGATAATCATATGAGAAAAAATGATTGGCTATTATTAACACCTAAACAGCAATTGACTTATAAAAATAAAATGAAATTATACTTTCAAAAATACAGATTGAAAAATCAGGAGAGAACTAATAAAATATCGAGATTAAGTCGCCTAAGAACCAAAATCAAAGCATTTGGTGCTTATGGGGGCTGTAGATGTTCTTGGTGTGGCGAAACTGATATTGCTACATTAACTATTGATCATATAAATAATAACGGCGCAGACCATCGAAGAAAATTAAGTACCAATAAACATAATACAGACCATCGAAATAACGGCGGCGGTACACGAACATATAACTGGTTAAAGGAAAATAACTACCCATTGGGATTTCAAGTTCTATGTTTTAACTGCAATTTTGCTAAAGCACAAAACAATGGCATGCTGCCAAAGAATAGACAGGACAAATACAAAAACCATCAATTAATGCCCGTTAGACTCACAATCTAACGGGCATTAATTATTAACCAATCCAAACATTCTTTCTGTCTGGTGCGCCAAAAACTGGCTCAGTCTTATCAAGGAACGATTTAGTTCCACTAGAAACGCCACTAAGAAACGCCTTAATAAATTCAACATGCTCTGGCTTTAAGAATGTATTACTATCAGGTATTGGCAAATAAATATCCAATACCGTAGCAGCGGCGACGACAGTAAGCTTGATCTCATTAGGCACATCTTTGAATAATGACGAATTAATAAATTCACGTACCTCAGCTGAAGATGGCAACTTATCGCCGCTAAGATATGGCAATAGTTGGTCATTAATGTTTCGATTAATAGCTGTTGCGGCTTCTTTTGCAGCGTCTGGTTGCTTTTCGGCCCATTTCTTCAAACCAAGTTCGGTGCCGCTCTCAGCAGCTGCCTTAATTATGACAACAATCTTGTCCTTATTTTTCAGGATGGTTTCCTCAATCTTAGCGGTTTCACCACAACCTGACGTTAACAACATTGGCACCATGGCCAAAACCACAAGAGCGTTTCGTCTTTTCATGTCCATCTCCTTAAGCTATTATGAGGCCAAGTAGCCCCATTGCCAAACGCGTGCCAACTTGTTCCGCGAACTTCAACCAAAACTTTCTAGTCTCTTGAATCTGCCTTGCGAGTTCTGCCAATTTAATCGAATCTTCTTTGAACTTCTCAACTAATTCTGTAGTTTCGAGGGCGTCATAAATAGTTACTAATGCCTCAAAATCTTTACCATCTCGTTTTAACTCAAGAAAGCGCTTAAATGTATCTTTACCAATTTGTGCAAGACTTTGCTGGTTAATTTTAATTAGCTTTACAAATTCTTCTTTAATTTCAATTAAAATTTCTTCTTCGGGTGGAATTACAAATTTGATCTTACCGTCATCCTTTAGTGCATTCTCAAGGACACGGATCAATTCTTGAATCCATATTATATCCATTATTAATTCTCTGTCCCTGGTGTGTCTAATGTAGTCTCGCCCATATTAGTAGATGGCTTCCAATTATTTAAAATCTTATCTAACGATTCAAAATCCAAAGCACAAGCCCTAATCATTGATTTATTCTGTTCTGGAGTAGGATCATTCGATGGATCAGCATCGTCCATGCGCTTAACATATGAATATAATTGCGCATGTTTGTCTTTGACCGACACACGAACGGCTTTTGATGTACCACACCCAGCCACAAATACCAGTAGTAAGATTGCCCCAATCTTCTTCATTATGTCACTTTCTTGGTTATGATCATTGTCTGCAAAATCTGCACCGGCTCAAATCCACTGCTCGCTTCCCTTTCTAAATACTCTCTAATATTTGGTTCGTCAGTTGTATTAGGATTAGTTGAATCTGCGATTACACGGAATTCTGTATCGAATTTAAGCATTGCATTAATAGGAAGATTTAGCTCAGTACCACGCCTTACCACGCGGCCATCTGGTAAGACATTAAGGTAAGCTAATTCGGCCAGGTGAACTTCAACGGCCATTATTCACCTCCATTGGTAAGATTCAACTTGAACGGCAGAATCACTCTAGTATATTCGCCAAGTAACCCACGCACCTTGTATTTTTGAATAATGCTCCTCAAAACGGTCTGGTCAAATTTCAAATCTTCTGATATTACTTCGGTTATATAATGCATATTCTTCAATAGATATGGACATAATGATAAATCAATTAATGCTCTATTGCGCAGATATGTTTCTATATCATTTTCTTTAAAAAATTCACTACGTTTCTTTAAATTCTCAACCAATATCTTAGCTCTGACCGGCCCAATTTGGTAATATCCACTAATATTATCGGCACGTTCTCCCATAAAGCATTTTAATTCTACGACATCAAGATCTTCCATACCATGTTCAAATAATTGCTTATCTTTGGCGAGTGGGTTGAATATAGACACATTTTTATATTGATGCGGTATTTGTTTAAAATCACCGTCGCTGCTAACTATAATAATTTTAGATGCATTCATTTGTTTACAAAACGCATAAATCAGATCATCTGCTTCTTGTTTTTCAATTGCATAAGATCTAGCATTAATATGAGGTACCATTTCGGCTAGTATAGTTGTGCAACGCTCTAATGAGTCATCAATGCGTGTCTGTTCGTGCTTACCATCATGAGTAAGATCGCGCCCTTCTTTGTATTCAGGCAATATTCGCTTTCGCCATACCTGAGCTTTAGGACAGTCCCAAATAAAATGGATGTTTCTGGGCTTGAAACGATGAATATAACTACTCAAAAACCTAAATAATATTACAATATCTTCGATACTTTGATTATTTCGATCTGATAGGTTGGCATATATTGCTCTATATATGGCATTTCTAGTATCAATCAACATGTGCTCATATGGCATATGATTAATCCATAATGATGGCTAGGCGACGATCAGGATACTCGTCGCCTAGCCATCAAAATTATTTCTTTCTTGACCTGATTGATCCAAGAAGCTCTTGTAATTCTGGATCATCAGCTACTGTTGCGGTAGTTGTTTTTGCCTCTTGAGTCGGGGCTGAAACCGGGGCTGAAGCCTGAGCCTTAGCAGGCTGCGTTGTCGGCGTTGCTTCTCGTTTGGATGTCGATTGGGTCGGCTGCTTTCGTTCCTCGTTTATAGACCTCGGTGGGCTTTTAATTGGCGCTACAGCTTCAGCGTCATCGTCTGTATTAATCTCTTCGGCAGCATCATCAACACCAGCGCAAATATTCTCGATCTTCTTTACAAGCATGGTTAACTTCTCATTATTACGTTCAGCAAATCTGCTTTGCAGAACAATCCGTTTGGCAAGGATCTCCTGGATTGCTTTATCATCAGGCTCATTATTTTCTGCAACCATCAGCGGACTGAACGACTTCGGCAAGAAAGACGATTCAGAATAATCGTTCCAATCACCCTTCTTCTGGGCGATTAACTTAAATGTATAACCGCCTTCATAAGGATGGTAGAAAATTCCATGCGCCTTCTGGTCAAGTTCATCACCAGCATCATCGCTGCTTATGCATTCATCCATCTTGCGCCACAGTGTAATAGGTAGATTAAACCACTTAACCTTACCTCGCAACTCCTCTGGGTTTGTCTTCACGTCAAGGAAATAAACATTAACTGCGAATCCCTGACGAGCAAGATACTTTCGAGCAAGCTGGCTCTTTGCGTCCTTATCTGGAGCACTCTCCATCAGGTCAAAACCCAATTGACAAAGCTGGCATTCTTTCCCATCATGTACACGCGGACACTCATGGCGTTCCTTCTGAAACCAATGGACACCATTCTCATAATACCACAGTTCATTATCAACTTCGCAGACACCACTTGCGCACTTATCTCCTTCGTGGAGTTCAGGAAGAACTCGAAAATAATAAATGAGCTTGGTAGTATGATCCTTAATCTGAGGCGGCGAAAATTGGTCTGGATCTTTACGCCTAGTTGTGCGCTCCTCCTGCTTCTTGCGCATTCTCTTCAGTAATTCATCACGCGATGGCATTGCCATGGTCTACTCCTCCTATGCTTGTTTTCTCTCTTCCCGCTTGAAGCCAGCCAGGCTTCGAAGGTGATCAGACTTACGTTGAAGAGCATTAACAACAGCTCTAATCTTATTCTCGGTTTTCTCTTCTTTAATAATCCTAGCCAGCAAGAGTGTCATGCGATCGTCACCATTAATAATATTATTCATCACTTGCACACTTGTCTTTATTCCCTGTTGTCTCGAACGCTCAACTATCTCGTTGATTATTGTGGCTTTGGTTACCTCCTGTTCTGCCTCCAACACGGAGACTGTGGCACGTTGTTCCGCTAACAACTGATCAAAGAAGCAAAGCATTTCAGGCAATTCCGCCAATTGGTTCTCAAGCCCATCAAAATCAATAGTTAAATCTGATCTAACATCACGTTGAAACAAACTACGATTAGCAAGATTAATACGTATATTGAAAATATACTCGGCAATTTCTGGACTAATATGTCGCGAAACCCAACTCATGTCTCACCTCATCATGTCAGATACGTGATGACGTGAGCGTCGAGGATTAATGGCGGTGGGCGCGTTGCAACAATCGGTCTAACTCAATCGCTTGTTGTGTTATCGCTTCACTCGTTGCCCGTTCTTCCGCTTCTCTTACTCGACGCTCGCGCTCTGCTTTCCTCTGCACTTGTCTCTTTTCTCTTACTCGTTGCTCTCTTCTTTTCTTTTTTCTCTCTTCTTTACGCCGCTTACTCATCTATCTACTCGCAATCTTTTCCATCTTCGCCACCGATTGCCGACACTAATTTTGATCGGCATACGTGGTGCTGGATCTACCCAATCATCCAGCGGTTGCAACATAATTTTAGATACTTCACTGATAATTTGCGGCACTGTTTCTTCATTGCAACACATAATTATAGAGTCATGTACCTCGGCAAACAGATATTTAGGAAATCGATCATAAATTTTAACTAGAGCGGCCTGCATCGCATGAACTACACTACCTTGAAATTGTGCATTAAACACACTAAGCTCATTATCCGCCTCGACTATAAAACGCCGCCCTAAAATGCTCTCTAGGTACCCCTGACTTCGCATTAATTTGAGCCGATCAATCATCCATAATTTAAATTTAGGAAATATCTCTATGATTGGATGATTTACATTTAAAGCATACAATGCTTTAATCAACTCACTCTTACATTGATCTCTATTGTATTCTGGGTCATGTAGATATGATTCAACATAAGCATATGGGTCAGATTTTATAAACGACGCCTCCATCCGCTGATCGCCAGACATATAAGCTGCCATCCGTAAATCAGCGGCAAGCCAATCAAACTGGATAAATATATCAAGGTCATCGTGGATTGGTCTAATATCATATTCATCCGTAGTGCCTTGAATATTAAAACCAAGTGTCTTGGATCTACCCGCAAAGGTATCAAGACTATACTTGGTTTGTAAAATCTTATGATTGTGCCGTATCTTCTTCGATTCAAGTGCTGCATAAACAAACGCAGCGTTTGCTAATAACTTTTGCCATTGTTGTGGACTTATTTTACATAATTCTAATGCCAATTTCAATAAAGTCTTTCGACCATGCTGGATGTCTTTAGGTTTAATGTGCAATTCAGGTATTGCATAGTCGATAACAGAGCCATTTGGTTCAAGATTAAAATTCAATATATGTGATTTATAATCATTAATACACAGATCTCCCGATCCTGATATCATCAACTTAAATTTAAACATTGCTTCCTTTATCTGTTTGATGGTTGAACCCATGCCAGATAGATAAAATTCAAAGAAATCAATTGAATTATCCTGATATATAATAAGCGATTGTAGGGGTCGTGGTGGAGCATGAGCATGATCAAATAGTGTTAGCACATGGCGCATCGCTAGTTAAATACCAACTCATTATTGGTGGTATTCAACTCTTAGGTAAAAACGTCTTTGAATTAGGATTACGTTTACCACCCTTACGAAGCTTAATAGCAAGATCATCCTTTTCACCAGGTTGGCGCATTCCGGCATATGGATCATCATTGGTGAGTTTATATAAATGCATATCACGTCGCCTACCTTTTGTATCCAAATATCCACGTCCACGGACATATGCTATTGGTGGCGTGACTCCAATAAAAGTCAATTCTGTATCAACACCAGAGCATTTAGGGCATTTTACTATTGGTTTTTCATTCATTCCGTGGCTAGTTTCAAAAACAAATGGTTTTTGATCAGTTCCACAAGTCTTACAATGGTAATTATATCTCATTGTTATCTCCTGCGTGCCCATGTATAGGACACTTGTGCACGCACTACATCTAGATCAATCATACGCGCCCTACCGTAATTTATATATATGATTTTGGCATTCTGCATATACCACTCTTCTATAATTTGTCCTCCATGATTTATCAGGCTAAGAATAATATCGCACTCTTCACGTTTCTGGAGCCACTCTTTAGTGCAGTCTAGATGTCTAGTTGGTATTTCTAATGAAACATTCTGCCATCGCGGCTTGCCGTCAGATTTTAACAAAGTCTTCCCTGCTACTTGTTCTTCTTTAACTGGAAACTTAAAATTAGGTCTCTCGGCATAATAGAGAACTTGCCTTTGACTATTACTAAATATTATATGCCAATTCATTTTCTCTTTTTACTCTTCTCCCTATCCTTATTTATGGCCTCATTATCTGGTCGTACAATTGTATCAATAAACCCTTGCTCACGCATAACCATGGTCTCATAGTTGATCGTACTGCCAATACTCTTAAACTTCGGACCATTTCGATTTTTAGCAATATACAATCGACAACGAGCTGATGTGACTGGGCGTTCTTGAATTTGCTCTTTAGTGTCACCTTGAATTATCTCTCTACCAGATTCATACTCTTGCTTGGTCTGGTTAATAGTCACAACATAACTCAATGGCATTGCTTTACCGAAACTTTCTGCCATCTTGTTTAATTCGATCACATTGTCACCACCTTTTGTATTAAGTGGATCCATGCCAGATCGATTCGATTGACTAGCGGTCACACCAAACACATTCTCTTTTACTGCAAGTCTTGCAAATTCGGTACTAACCCGCTTCTGGCGCAAATATTCATCTTCACGTCCACTAGCTTTCCTCGGTATCATTAATTCAAGATAATCAATAATAACAACATCCATTATTATACCATGAACACGCCTTAGTACATCTAATAATGCATGAACAGTATCAACACTTATTTCATCAGGCGGATATTCTGCTAGAATTAATTCAGCACCATAGGTTGCCTTCACGGCACGCAAACAATCAATTATCCGTAGCTTATGCGTTAATCTATCACGAATTCGCAACTCCGTAAAACCACCAAGATACCTATATCCAACTTGGAGTTTAGGCATTTCACACGTAACATGCAAAACATTCTTTCTTCTACGAATATTGGCAATGCCGGTATGATTTAATGTAATTGATTTACCAACCCCTGTTGGAGCCAAATAACATAGAGTGTCGCGCCGAGTTGGACCACCATAATTTAGACACGAATCTAAGGAAGCAAAACCAGTCGTAAGCTTTTCTTCTTTATCTTCTACGAACAATTGTTCATAATCATCAAACATCCACAACAGATCGGTGCCAAAATTTACTATCTTTCGTGCGTCCTCAATAACTTGTTCTTGGTATTGATATTCACCGCGCTCATGAGCATCAAGCGCATCCTTACTATATAATAAACTATACTGTTTCCGTCTAGCCCATTCAATAAGACGTTCGGTGATTATTGGGATCTCACGCGGGTCCGACTCTCGTTTAATTAATGACAAGACTTCGTCATGAGGATCATCTGCGGTTAAAGTCTGTTCGGCAATATCAATGCACATTGGTCTAGTAATAACTAAATTGTGTTTGTCATGATAAAACTTGATTATATTAAATATAAATTTAGTTTCATACCTATCAAAATGATCATCGCGTAAGTAACCTATTACCGCCGAAAAGAATTCAGGTTGATCAAATGCTAATGATATAATTGCTACTTCTTCGTGCGGACCAAATACATGCCGCTGCTGTTGTTGTTCATCGGTAATAGTTCCTTCCTGTATTTCTATTGTCATAAAGATCCACTAGATCCACTGTCGGACCCCTCAGAACAATACGACTGCTGTCTTAATGTTGCTCGTGCAACCGCACGCCCTAGAAAGTTTACAACAAGTGGGAGTGCCTCACATATCTTACACAAATCAATTTCTGGGTATCTAATTATTTGATTATAGGTCATATCACCACGATCTCCAACTGTCATGTGTTTCCCCGGTCGTGGCGTAATCGTAAACACATACACCCATTGATTGAGATCTGCGTTCCATTCAATGCCATCGATTCTAAAGCCTTCGAGGCGTCCAAGCACTTCAGCCGACTCTCTCAAATACACAAACTCATTATGACCAAAACGCGGCACTGTGGTTATAGTCATTTGTTTAAATCTGACTGGCGCTGGTGGGTCTTGTGGTTGTTGTGGCTCAACACAATTATCAGCAAGTTGTTTTTGGGCATCCTCTAATTCCTTGCTAAGGACACGAATCTGAATATCAAGCGCTTCACATAAAAATAAGACCATTGATTCGCGCAATTCAATCGGTGCCAATGTTAATCGCATTGGGGGATTAAAAGAATTATCAGTGCTCTTTTTAAACTCACGACTGAAAGTATAAACATACTCATTTAAAGCTGGTTCATACCTAACTCCAACAATTACGATTGGTTCAATAAATCCTCTAACTGCCGACGCTTTAATATAGGCTACTTCGTTAATTGCAAAACGAGCTTGCGACGGCCTAAGTATCGTTCTGTCACCGGACATTATGAATCGCCTGACTCGCCTGACTCGCCTGACTCAATATCCTCAGCATCATCAGTATCGCCATTGCCAACAAACACTTCCTCATTAGATTTGGATAAGAGTTTCTCTCTGAGTTTCATATTAAGCTCAGCCATTACGTCTTTATTCTCCTCAAGATATTTCAAGGACGCAAGCCAGCCCTGACCGATCTTCTGGTTGTTATATGAAAACCATGATCCTGACTTGTCAATTAATTTAAACTTACAGCCAAGATCGAGAAGACTACCAGCCTCGGATATGCCTTTACCAAATATGATGGCAAATTCGGCATTTCTAAATGGGGGCGCGACTTTATTCTTGATCACCTTAACCATCGTAACATTTCCAATAATTTGTTTAGCTCCATCAACTACTTCGGATATGCTCATCTTTCTACGGATATCCATTCTAACGGACGCATAATATCGCAGCGCCCGACCACCAGGAGTTGTTTCACGATTTGCACCAGGCATCATCATGCCAACTTTTTCTCTGATCTGATTAATAAAAATGAGACAAATATTCGACTTATTAACCTCTGAGGACAGCATACGAAGTGATTTGCTCATTAACCTAGCTAGAGGTGCCATTTGTTTGGCATCAATTTCACCATCTAGTTCTTCTTTCGGAACCATTGCGGCTACTGAATCGATTACAATCACACCAACCAAATGCGATTGAATCAATTTTTGACATATTTTAATCGCTTGTTCACCGTGATCGGGCTGAGCGAACAACAAAGAATCTAAATCAATACCAATATTTTGTGCATAAGTTGGGTCAATCGCATTTTCAGCATCAATATAGGCAGCTATTCCACCTTGACGCTGACATTCTGCTACTATAGTTAATGCTAAGGTTGTTTTGCCACTCCCCTCAGGGCCAAAGATCTCAATAACTCGCCCTTTTGGAACGCCACCAACACCAAGTGCATAGTCAAGAGCAAGACAACGGGTTGATATTGATTCACATTTTAATACACCACCCGTAAGAATACCTTGTCTAATAGCGTCGTCACCAACTTCATTATGAATAGATTTTAAAACCTCTTGTAACTTATCATCTGGTTTCTTCTTTGCCACTTTCATTCTCCTTAAGCCCGGTTAAATGATATGCCTTCAAATCACTTAAAGTTCTAATACGTCTAATCATATTCATCGTAGCATTTATATCATAATTAGCCACATGTTGAACATCATCGTGTGGGATTTGTATTAGAGTTTGGTCTTTAGCTAATAATAAGACTTTATCGCCATTGACACCAGCAACCACGGTCCAGACACCACGCGGATCGGCTGGTTTGCTATTTGGTCCACTCATCCATACGATACTGCGCGTAGTCTTAAGCATTACTAAGTCAAATCGTCTAATCATCAAAAATATTTACACTGAGTTGGGGAGATCACTCTATGAACGATACTGAAACAGCAATCCTTGAAGCCATCCATAACTTATTTAAGGATTCTAAAAGTAAATTAGGTATTATTAAAGGCAAACCAGATAAAGAGATATCACATCGGTTCGAACACCAATGGAACACAATAGAATACACATATGCAATGAAATCAGTCGATTCACCATTTCATGAGAGCATAACATCCGCATTCCATGATATTCACAGCTATAAGTATCTGAATGATCCAACTTTTCCGATTGCTCTAGACAAGAGATTGTCGGCTATCGCCATTCCACTCAAAGAACGGAAAAATGCAATTAAATATCTTGAAGAGACAATTAAAGAATTGGGCGGCGAAAATTTCGAAGAAAAAGAATCAGGCTGGCATCCAGATCTAGATGAAATCGCCACCATGACTAGAGAGGCGAATAACAGGGACGCTAAAGTCACAAAGCCATATACTGGCGGTGGAGACGCACCGGCTAAGAATGAAACTAAGTAACCTACACACCAAGACACCGCTTGAACTCACACTTGGTACTAATCTATCCTTAAAACACGTCAAAACCAGAAAACAATATTTATGGAAAGACAACGGATTAAATTACCAAGCCCCACCGCCAGGAGCTAGTCATGCGGGTGGCCATACCGATGCTTACATTGAAGCAAAGCCACGTCTAAAGAAATACTTTGGTGGATCATTCCTGAGTGCTATATGAACACAAAACCATTCCCGACACCATCACGCCAATTCAGTCTAACTGATAACGTAGAATTAGTTAGGGTCGATGAATTATATCAAGCTAATCATAATCAATTTGAGATGATACCATTCAAACAAAATCTGACGTTAAGACGCGCTGCTGCTAAATTTGGGATAAACCCTAGTAAATATAATATATATCAAGTATTACCGGCAACCGCCAACACAACTACAGCAAACAATTTTAAATTAATCAGTCGCAATTATAATCAATTCATTCAACGCAAGTCAACATATTTCTTTGTTAATGTTCAATTTAACAAAACCAGAGAAGAATTAGAGTTGTTATTGTTTGAGGCATGGGAAACTCATATTGGTGCTGGCCAAAGCACAGTCTGTTTTCCGGTAACACCTGATCATTTTAAGTTTATAATGCCTAGCAGGGGCAAACGATTCCGCTGATTAGCGGTTTAATATACCGGCACCTTTACACTTCGGACATGTCATAGTCTCACCTTTATTTTTAACCTTTAATGTGCCTTTACATAGGGTACATTCGATTACACTGTAGCCATCACGACCATACATATGAAACTTATCGCCACTCTTTGATTGTTCTGCGACTGTCTTAAACCGTTCTTGAAGGGTCTTATCGCCACCCGTGTCAACTATCGAAATATTAGTTTCACCTCCAAAACTGTGACGAATCGATTTTGGTATTGTGATTGGCGCTCCACCGCGCCCACGCACTGTCTGAACTTCTTTAATTTTAGATGTCAATTTATTTTGCTGGATGTCTTTTGATTGATTAATATCTAATGGTTGGTGTGTTTCAATATCGACTGTTTCGTCACCTTGCTGCTCGGTGGTAGCTTTACCGCCAATTGATTTTGGGGGTGGAATATTTAGACGACGTTGTTCAACTTTAACAACCGATGTTTCTCCACTAATATTACCATCACGTGAATAGGCAACATTCATTTTTGGGGCTGGCTTAACCTGCTCTTCTGGTCCTGATGATTGGTTCGGTGCCTTCTGGGGGATCGCTTCCGACTTTGCTATTATTATGCCACTATTGGTTGATTCACCTACACTCATACCAAACTGTTTTAAGACATCGAGTGCCTTCTTGAGATCACTTATCTTGTTGGTTACTAATTCTTTTGCTTGTCTGGGTGTCATATCTTCTGCGTGTTCATCACAGATAACTATTTCATGATTCTCATTATTTAAACTAACAACCATCTTAGTATTTAAATCATGGGCAGAGCCACAGACAATACAATTGTTGACGAGGTTCATAATAATCTCCAATAATTAAATACTTAGAACATGAATAAGAAGATAGAAATAATTAACTTAGACTTGGGGATCGATCCTGAACAGACGATCAAAAAACCAACCATATCACAACCTACCATCGACAAAATAGAGAAAGCAATTGACTTAAATAAAAAAGAACAAGTTGCGTTCAAAAAAGTGATTGAAAAAAGACAACAGAAGCAAACACATAGTGATATTATTGAAACATTGTTGGCCACGCTATTGTCTGCCGCTGCCAATAAACACGAATTATCAAGTTCAGAAATCTTGGAAATAACTAAATCGAGTAATCTATCTGGGACTATGTTACGATTACGAAATCTAATTAAACGTCGCGGCAACGATTATAAAATTATAAGTAGACGAGAAGATGGTATAGCCTACTATTCACTTGAAATTAACCAACCGCTTAATTGATGACCCTAAATCCATAAAATCATCATGTTGTGCATTGCTGCCGACACAGGTAATCCCTGCATTTTCAAATATTGTCAAATCAGGCACTTCACCAATAGGAATTACCTCATCAACCCGCAATACTTCAACTATGTCCAACTGATAACCTAGAAATTTTCCAAAGTATAAATATGGATTCTCAATCGCCTCAAATGTATTAAAGATATAACTATCCGACCATTTGGTGACCTTATAAAACTCAATATCTAGGTCACTGACCAATGTCTGTTCAGCGCCTTCAAGATCAATCTTGTTGCTCTGAATCCTGTAAGAACATACTGCCTTGGCTTTTAATGTTGGTGCATTAATACCACAGAATTTATATAAAGCATTAAGCGGGATCGTGCTAATCATGCGCTCGTAATTAATCGTGCTACCGTCTGACAAACAAAGTGTTCTGGCCTTCAAATCTATACTTACTAACTTCTTTTGCGCCCCAACTTGTATCTGATTCCAGAATTGTTCGTTTAGTTTAGAGTATAACGTAATTGCCCTAATATTATACACAGAGAACGTAGTCTTTAACAGACTATCGACAATAATGCGCGTATTATCATAGACTTTCTTGATATACGGATCAATAACAACTGGTTCGGTTGAATTAGTTAATTGCCCATGGTATGAGAATAATCGTTTATAAATTATAATTGGCCCACTTAAACCAAGTTCAGCACTTACAATATCAATATCTTTATCACATCGAATAAAATCATCAGCTAGTGGTATATCAAATGAGTAATAACGCGATTTCTTAAAGGGAATAAAAGACCAATCTTGCCCAAGTAATCTTTTTGCTATGCAGGCGATTAATCCACTACCTAATATAATATTCATATATCAAAATTAAACAAACCAAGTTCTACGGGGTCGATGAACGGACACTCGGCCATAACTATTGGCTTCTTCCGTCCAATTACCTGGCCAGATTCAATAACCTCCAATTTATCAACTCTTACAACTTCACTAATTACTTTTCCATAGCCACATGTCGGACACTGCACACTGGTTTTCGTTTCTGGGTAAAATTGAATCATATTGGAACAACTAGGGCATGTTGTTTCATATTGGGTCGCTAATTTAGGTTCTTCATTTTCAAATATGAAATCAATCGGCCTAGCCGTAAGTTCATACTCACCTATTTGTATTGAGATTCTATCATATGGGTTCATGATTTAGCTGTCCAATTGTCCTCTGATTGTTTACTAACTTGATCTTGTTTTGGGGTCTCTTTTGAATTCCTATCAAGAGCACGCACCTGTACTCGCTCTATTAACTCTTTCATACATTTTATGCAAATATCTAAATCTAACCAACGGCGATCGATCTTTTTAATTCCTGTTTTACCAATTAAACGATCTACCTCAACTAAATCAAATTTGGCACTATAATATTCAAATTTGTCAACATGCGTCGAGTTACATAAATCGCAAGTTATGCCATTTTGCTTTTTGGTGTGTCCATCGACGTGCACTACCATAACAGATCCTCACCAATGTCTTTCTTCATGGTTGCTTCATTTATCTCAACCTTATCGTCGATCTCAACCATCTTATTTAGTAATGGTATAACTACGCTACCATTTGCTATTCTAAATGAATTACGCTCACTATTATACACAACATCGACCTCTACGCCTGCCCCCTCATGAAAAACTCTCTTATCGCATGAATTATAAACATCGGCCCATACAACTACATCGGTAGTTTGGACACCATCGGTCAGGTGCATTATATAAAAGAAACTACCACTCGCTTTAGCACGCTTGGTTTCTACCTTTTCTACAACAGCTTCTATTTTAACAATTATGGGTTGGTCACTTGCCAAACTTAATTCTTTTGCTTTCTTAATCGTATTACCACGCGTATGATACATCGTTAATGGTGAACTCCAATAATAACCTAACATGCTCTTTTCAATCATTAGGCGTTCGGTAATACTATAATCATTAAATAAATTTATCACCTGTTCTCTGGTTAGAATAATCTTAGGACGCCATTTAAGTAGCCCAACTGGAATTTTCTTCTTTTTCGGATTAAGCTGTTTATATTCGGCAATATGTTTGGCACGATCGTTAAGAACATTTTTCTCTGGCCATTCAAATTCGGCATCGACCTGCTTTTTAAGTTCACGAATATCTGGGCCTGAGCAATATTTATACTTATACCATACCCATAAACCACGACGGTTTGGATGTAGTTTATCAAACGCGCCTAATTTAATTAAACGCTCAAAGATTATTTTATGTTTACCGCATTTTGATATCATATCATCAATACTATCAAATGGGCCTGGTATTTTGGTGAAAGCAATAGCAGCTTTCTCACCAACACCCTTAATCGCTTTAAGACCAGGGATTACTTTACCATTTAATACTGTAAATTCTTGGGTTAAATTATTAATATCAATCGTTCCGAATTCCACACCATCTAATTTGGCTGCACTCATATAATGACCAAGTTTATCACGGT